CCTCTTGTTTTCTGATAAGCCATTATGTCGTACTCTTGGTTGAGGTTTTGCCTGTTTGAATATCATAACCCATTGCGGCAGATTTGCTAAACCCACCAATAATTGCCGCCTGACCTGCTGTCCTTGATGAAGCCGCACTAAGATCGAATCTGCGTCTTTGAGACATTCCCATCAAACGGATAGACCCAATATCTGCAAGTGCTAGTTTTTCCTCATCTATACGCAAAGCTTCACTTGAGGCAGAAGTGCCAATAGCAACACCTTGACCAGCCATCGATGTGCTAAGGCTCGCAAGCTGTTGACGCAAGCGTCTGTTCCTTTCAGTCTCTTGCTGACTCGCCTGTATCTTCGCCATATCGCCTTGTTCTTTATAGGCTCTGGCTTCCATCTCATATGCTTTTTTCTGTTGCTTGGCGGCAAGCATAGTCAAAGCAACAGAGGCAATTTGCATTTCAACGCCCATCAGACCTCAACCTCCAGCAAGACTCCATTCAGCGTTATCGGCAATGGCTGATCTTGCGTAATAGTAACGGTTCCTTCAGCAGACCAGCCAAGAAGATAAACCTCCTTGCGCTGAGTTATAGCTGTAGGCTCCTGTGAAAAATCATCAGTAACACGCCTGATTAGGATGTTAGTGCCTTTTGTCTTGACACTCAACGTCTCATTAAGATCCAAAACAGCACGAACAATTCTGCGCTTTTGACCAACCGTTATGCCATCCTGAAGGGTAAATTCAGGAGGCAATGTCGTCATAGTCGGGGTGTAGTTTATGCCTATCTCTACCGATGTCACCGCTTCGGTCAGGGTGAGGTTTCCGCTACCATCAGTAGTAAAAGTACCCATGCCATAATTACCACTCTTAACTGCGACCTCAGTGTTAGGTAGATGAGCAATCGTCCAGTTTTTAGTAGCACTGCCGCTAGTAGCTTTATAGGCACTGTCAAGATTGTAATTATTATCGAACCGCTCCAGAGTAGTTAATGTTGAGCCGTCTATAGTTCTCTCGCAAATTACATAGATACGTCTATTCACATTAACAATATTCTTAAAGCTTCCGCTTGTTGAGTATTGAGACCAGCCTTGAAGTTTTTCTTTTCTGATACTTACAAATACTGGAATTGTGCCATCACTGTTAAGGGCATAGAGGTAAGACTCAACCTGATCCGAAGCTTCACGCTGAGATTCCAAAGAAGTTGGCGTCACGATCAAGTGCTGAGACAATATGGTCAAAGCATCTGAGTTATATGCTTGGCTTAAATCGGAATAGATAAACTCACGAATCGCTCCTTTAGATTTGGTAAGGAACACGATTGCACCATCAAACTCAACAGGAGCAGTATTGCCAGACCCAAAAGACGTTTGCTTTTTAATGGCGATGGTAGATGGGGTAAGAGGCCGTTCATCAACGGTAGGAACGTAAAGCTCCTGTTCAGAGGTGAATATGGACAGATGACGCAAGGATGCCATGCTTTTGACTTCAGAGACTTGGTTCTCTGCAATCTGCACTTGGATTGACTCGTCATCAAGACCTGTCCCCACATCGAAGTTATAATACTCCCCAACCTTGGAAAAGAATAAATGATTAGGCAGATCTCTTGAGCCGCCAAAAATTAGACGCTGGTCGTGGAAAATTACAGACCTAGCGTAGCCATGACGAGAAGAGAACACCTGCTCTCTCCAAGTGTCTCTAGCATTTGTGTTAGCTACAGCAGAACTAAAGTTTCCTGTTATAACTGTTCCTGATACATAGGCAGTCACTTCTATATGGACAACCGTACCAGCACTATCTGTGTATTCTATATGTTCCCCAACCCAATCACTGGTAAATATAGAAGAACTTGCTGTAAAGTTTTGAGATCCAGTATTTGAGTTTTGCGGCGTAATTGTGACGGCAGGATCTACAAACCTATAAAATGGCTCATAGTGCGCTGTACCGTCATGGTCAAAATCATAATCTGCAAGAGCAAAGGTATCTGCGGCAGTTCTTGTCAAGGTCTGCATTGCCATATCTGGATGCACAATAATCATTGTATCGCCAGATTGGGCGACCTTTAACTCGCCAATCATTGCCGTTGTCCAAGGGCATGACGTTATAGTATCGGCAATGTTAGTAGGGTCAGATACATCAACAATATCAACTCTTGCGTTGCTAAACAGTACAATGTAAGCCTCGTCCTCATCATAAACATAAGGCTCTGTCTGATACGCAATGTTACTAAGACTTTGAAGATACTGAAGCCCGGGACGGCGTGTAATGCCGCCTTGAGAACGTATCCTAAAGTTTCTTAATGTCTTTACGCCGTTTTTGTAAGCATCGGAATCGATGCGAGAGCTTAGTAATGGACTTAGCTCACCAGCAGTAAAGTTCGTGTAAAATTGACGTAAGAGGGCCATTCGATTCTCATGTCGTTGTGCCTTCTATGTCTTGGTAGATGCCATTGCCGAGCCTTGCCCGATGGAATCTGCTCAAGCGAAGACCTTGTGTGGTTACTTGCTGGCTATCCCTTGCCTTTGCTCTTCTAAACTGAGTTTCAGCCAAGGTAGTATATGAGCTTGCTACATCGCCCTTGCGAGTAACCGCCAGAGCAAGAACAGAAGCCAAACGGAATATAACCCACATAGTAAATGATGGGGGCCAATATTGAGTATCGGGTCTGAAGATGTAGTTAAGAACAACTTCATCTCCGACTTCTGCATTTATATAAATATAACGCTCATAGATGTCATAGCGTTGTACAACGTCATCGATTGTAACAGTTTGAACTTGAATTACTTCAGGCTCTGTTGGCAGTGCGTATGCAGACGTCCAACGTCCAACAGGCTCATCTGCAAGCCTTGATAAGACCTTTTGTCCTGTAGCAAAATTCCAGTTAGTTTGTGACAAACAGTCACGCACAACATCTTCATAAATGGTATTGGCAACCAACGCTTCATCAGTATTGTCCGTAAAAGAAGTCAATGGCTCTAAACCAATTAGAACCATTGCTTTCTGTGCTACTTCGATGTCGGTTGATGGGGTCGTTGGCATTTACTTACCGTAACCTTTTCCCATTGTCTTGGTGGATTTTTTGGCATTAAGACACTTGCCAGCGGCTCGGCATTTGCCGGGGGTTGGGCATGTCGCACAAGTTTTCATTATCTTGCCCCTTTTCCTAACTTTGTGTTGGGGCCAAGCTTACGAACATAGCCACCACGAATCTCTTTTTGAGGAGAAGGGGCGGCTTTCGCCGCCGCCTTCATTGTAGGTTTTTTAGCCATTAACGGCTATCTGTTGTCATGCTAACGATGTCGCCAGTGTCGACTACACCGCCAGAGTTTGAAACAACAGTGGCAATGCCAAAGCCATTTGAGGCATTGATAAAGATCACATCACCGACATTCATCTCGCTTGATGCGCCGTTAAAGTAAGCGGCTGTATCAATTGTGTTCAGAGCGTCAGCAGTGGACTTGTAATGCCAAATATGGAAGCCATTGCCTGAATAGTTGACCAAAGTAAGGTCTGCTTTTACGAGTGCCATTCTGAACTCTCCTTACTTCTTCAAGCTACATTCAAAGACACCATTTGCATCAATAAGAGCAGCATTCATCTGCATCTTGTTGAGAACAAAGTAGGCATCTTTATCGTTGTGGTACTGCATGTTGGAAGAAACGTCAGCACCGATTGCGTGACCTACAGAATCTGCATGCCATGCAAAGCACTTGCGATTTGTTCCGTCATCATCCAGACCTGAGAATGGGAACCACATGAAGCCAAGCCAACGCTTAGCAGTCATTGAGTTCATGAAGGGAAGGTCTGACTCACCGACATATTCTGCACGAGAGAACTCGTCCAGATCCATCAGTTGTGACCAGTTTTCCCAACCAACAACAACATAACGGCGTCCGTCATCAGGAATATCGTTGTTACCGAAAGATTCCATCAGGCCGAAAGCCCAAGCCAATGTTGCACCGTTGGTGGTTTCATTAGCTGTTGAAGTTGTTGCGTCCATTGCATCGAGGATCAGCTCGTCAGTCTTGCGACCAAGTGCATATGCACCTGACTGCTGAGCAACAAGCATCTCATCGTGGTTGATACGCAGTTGATCCAGATCGTCAATCCATTCACCAGCGAAGTAGTCTTCAAGGGTGACGGCGACATTTGTATGCTCAAGATTCATCGGGGCAATGTTGCCATGACGAGCCTTGGTAGTAGCAAATCCTTTACCGATTTTCTGGAACGTAGTCTTGTTCTTCACGCCATTGACGGTCCGAATTGTGTTCCGAAGCTTAGAACCCTGACGCTGATACGCCATGTGGACGCCGGATTCAAACTCCTCGATAAAGGAGGTATCGATTGTTGGAGTAGCCATCGCTACGACCTCCTAAAAAGTGGTTACTATTGTTTGCATCTCGGTTGTCCATCGGCTTGGGGCCTTTCGGTTGTCCCTTGCTTTATGGGCCTTCTTGCAAAAACACATTCTCATAATAGCATTGAGAAGTTAATTCACATTGCTACTTAGTCCTTGAGTATTGGGCAAACCCAGCCCGAACCTTTGCGATAAAGGCAGGGTCTTTCTCACGCCAATACTTAGGATCGTTTTGCATGCTTCGCAAATCTTCAAGAGAAATTCTCTCCTGAAATTCTGATTCGCTCACCATGTTAAACTTCGGCTGACCGTTAAGCTCCATAAGCTCTTCAAATAATTGAACCATTCCAGAAGACGCCGGAACATTGGCAAATACTTGATAGGCATTTTCCGAAAGGTTCTTATGAGCCCATGAATCTACACGATCTAGTCTCTGATCTGCATGCTCACCAAGAATTTCTGATTCTACATTCCAATCAGGCCCACGGTTGGCTTCCATAACAGCCCATTCATTCATTAGGCCGTTAAACTCGTCTTGTGACATGCCGTAATTATGCGCCTTGTCCCGAAACCAGTCTAAAAGAGGATCATTTTCGTCCACATTAAACTGCATACCTTCAGGGGCTTCTATGTTGATTTCATAATCAGCAGGGCTAATCGGAGCATCGCTCACAGCCTCTTTGTTTAACTCTTCAACAATCTGCGTTCTGAGATCTTCTTTCCTTGTGTAAAAAGCTCGCTCAAGCTCACGGTAGCTATTCGCCAGTTCTTCTGGTCTTTCAAATTTCTCTGGAAGCCAATCTGGTCTATCTGCTACTTGGTCTTGAGGTTGCTCCTGCTCTGACATTTGAGCCTGAACCTCTTGGGTTTCAGCTTCTTGAACTGCTTCTTCACTCATTAACAATCCCACTTCCTTAGTGCTTTGTTGATACGGCTATTAGGGTCATTAGCCGTCTTTTTGCTTGTAAGCTTCTTTTTCATACCCATCATCCGCTTACAAAATGATTTACGCCTTGCCGCCGCCTTTGGTGACTTCTTTGCTTCCTTTGCGGAAACAGGACGCTTAATGTTTTTCCCCTGCCTACGCAAAGATCTACGACCAGCTTCGTTCAAGCCGCCTTCAGGGTTTTTGCCTTCTTTTCTTTGCCAAGCTGGTGATTTAGCCATTATGTCCTCGCATATGTGGGCTTTTTGCCTCTTGATGGATTTGTTGCACGTTTCCGGCGTACAGCAGATTTCTTTTCGCTCTTGCTCATGCTTGCCGCTTTGGATGACGGCACACATTTAGGGTAACCCCTCCTGCCATCGCCCATTTTGCGCCCGCAAGGAGGATGCTTGCCATCTTTTGTTGTGGATATGTCTACCCACTTTTCATTGAACCATTTGCTAAGACTCATCTGAATATCTTTATCAAAATAATAATCAGTATGACAACCTGAATAGCATCAATGACAGGAACGCCAATCAACTGTACTTACCTCCCATTCTCTTGTACTGCTGAACAAGCTGACCGGAGGCATAGGCAGAAGGCCACTTTTTGACCCTTGCCTTAACAATAGACTTTGCTCGTGCATACAGTTTAGGGTTAGTAGGTTTAGCCACCTTGTTTCCTTCCAACTTCACAACGCTTCTTAATCACAGCGACAATCCATCTAGCACCTTCTGCGTGGGCTAAAGTTTCGATTCCCACTCCAGCAGGGTAGATGTTATTCGTCGTGATAGACTCCAAGTACGATAAGAAGTCTCTTCCAACCCCCGAGCCAAACAAAGCGTAGGCTTTGCTATTAAGGTCTTTATCAACTTCCTTAGAATATCCTCTGCCGTCAATCGAGACATTTATTTTTTCC